GTAAGATCTCCTTTATCTAAAAATGCACCTGACATTCTAGCAGTTTTCATTGTACTATTGTGCTTAACTCCTCTGATACACGCACACATATGATCTGCTTCTACTAAGACCGCAACTCCTTTATTTTCTTCACATACTTTATCGATGTGTTTATGGATTTGCATAGTTAGGTTTTCTTGTACTTGTGGTCGTCTCGAGAACCATTCAACAATTCTATTTAATTTACTTAATCCTATTACCTTTCCATCTTTACCAGGTATATATGATACATGAGCATTACCTACGAACGGTAGATGGTGGTGAGAACAAAATGAATGTACTGTAATATTACCTTGAAAAACTAAACCATCATATTTATCGACATTATCAAACGCTGTAATTTTTGGTGGTTTGTTATAACACCCTTCTGCTAGGTCATTTACAAAAGCTTTCGCGACTCTTCTAGGTGTATCGGAGCTATTAGGATCATTTCTCCAATCAAAACCGAGCGCGTCCATATATTGTTCATAAGCCGCTGCAGCATTCTCGATAATTATTTCTTTTTCTTCTTCAGTCCGGGGTTGATTACCATTTGCGTATTGCAGTAATTGATCACTCATATAAGATCATTATACGATAGATAATTTATAAATCAACTTAATAAATAATTACATGAAATCTATTCTATTGTGTGGTGGAAAGGCTTGCTGTCCAGAAATTTCATTAACTGAGGACAATAAAATGGTTAAAATTATTGATGATTATGGAAATAGTGTAAAGATGAATATATCTCAAGCTCGTTTAATTGATCAAGCACTAGAAAAGCTATTAAAGGAGGAATAATTATTTTTATTGATTTATTAGCATGTATTGGTTTAATGTTTATTCTCAAATACGGTACTATTCTTAACCTTGCAAGAAATATTGTTACAAAAATATCTTTTATTCGAGAATTATTTAAATGTAGTTTATGTTTAGGTTTTTGGTCTGGTGTTATTGTGTATTTTATTAGTAAGAATGAATATATATTATTTCCTTTCGCTAGTGCAGGTGTGTGTTGGGTAGTGGATAATTTTAATAACGTTCTCCAATCGATTGAAATAAAACTTGATAAAGAGAATTCATAATATATAATAGTAAAAATGGCTGGTAAAGGAAGTAAAAGACGTCCGCCGTCGGACGAGGGTACGTATTATCTTAATTTCGACGAGATTAATTGGGATAATAGGAAAGAGGAAGATCCAGATGCGAAAGCCCGGGATCATATGGACATATATAAGAATCCTTTTAGTAATGAACGAGATAAAGACACCAACTGAGCTAGGATCCGAAACCATTTATCTATCAGACGATAAGATATTTTATACGGTTGAAGGAGAGGGAGAATTTGTAGGTTACCCTTCTGTGTTTATGAGATTATCTATGTGCAATTTGAGTTGTATCGGATTTAAATCTGAGTCCTCACCTCATGGATGTGATAGTTTCATTTCTTGGAGTATAAAAAACAAACTCACATTAGAGGAAGTAGTTGATTTGCTCGAGCAAGACGGTCATAAAGATCATTTATATAATGGTGCACTATTAAAAATAACGGGTGGAGAACCTCTCGTGCAACAAAAAGCATTAATTAAGTTATTACATTATATAGAGTCTCGCTGGAAATTTGTTCCGCGGATCGATTTTGAAACTAACGCAACTATCTTACCAGATAATGAATGGGTTAGAGTAAGTGCGACGTTTACAACATCTCCTAAAATGAGTAATAACGGAGACCCTGTAGATAGGCGCTATAAACCTGAGGTTTTAGAGTGGCATGCTAATAGAGGATCTGGTTTTAAGTTCGTTATTGATAAAGAGTCAGATATAGATGAAGTCTTCGGTAAGTTTATTGTACCGTTTGATATACCAACTGGGCAGGTTTGGTTAATGCCTTGTTGTGGTAGTAGAGAGGAACATATAGAAAAGGCTCCTATGGTTGCTGAATTAGCTAAAAAATATAATTTCAATTTTAGTCCTAGACTTCATTTACTAGTGTGGGATATGGCATTAAAAGTCTGAAGTAATAAATATTAAATAACATGAGGATTGCAATTAGTGGTACTGCCTGTCAAGGTAAAACAACTTTAATAAAAGATTTCTTAGATCAATGGCCGAGTTACAAGACTCCAAAAAAGACTTATAGAGATATTATTAAAGAGAATAATCTCGATCATTCTTCGAAGACTAATAAAAAGACTCAATGGGATATTCTCAATTTTATGATTGAGGAGCAACAGAAGTACAGAACTGGTCAAAATGTTATCTTTGATAGATGTCCATTAGATAATTTAGTATATAGTATATGGGCCGAGCAGCAACCAGATAATGACATTGATGAAAAGTTTGTCTCTAAGTGTATACCCTTAGTACGAGAGAGTTTTCGTAATTTAGATATTATATTCTTTACACCTATTACCAAAGTATCTCCTGTTGCAATAGAGGAAGATGATTTGAGAGATACCGACGCAGAGATTATAGAATCAATAGACAATATATTTAAAGCAGTACATAGAGAACATGAGAACAATCCAAAGACTACGTTTTTTATTACAGACGATAAACCAGCTATTATAGAGGTTTTCGGTAATAGAAATGAACGTATACAATTATTAAAGTTATATATTGACGCAGAAGGTGACGCGCACGAAACTGGTAATATTTTAGATGAAGAAACTTTAGAGGAAATGAAGAAGCTTCAAGAAGTATGGAAAGATGTTGATCCAGAAGAAACTTCCCTCATTAAAAAGGAGATGGAACGTAAAATCGCTGAAGATAAAAGGAAAGAGCGATTAAATAATTATAGATGAGTGAATATGATGAATTATGCGAACGATATATGGTGAGAAGAGTTAGATCTTTTTATCCACGTAAGTTTGATTTATCTCCTGAGTTTATAGAAGCCTTTAAATTAGAATATTCGCGTTTAGTTGAATCTGGTCAAAATAAACGAACGCTGTTCGAACGGATGCGCAAAGCATTAACTTTTCATCTTTGATTTTTGTAATATCTTTACAATATATTTTAGTATTTCCGATCTAACAATTTCAAGTTCTGTAAACGTAAATACACTTATACCAAAGTCTATAGACTCGTCTGTATTAAATGCATCATATATTGATTTAAATCCAGATTTATTTCCAATGTCACTTTGCTGAGAGTCTCCAATAACTATATATTTTGATTCATGGCCAAATCTAGTTAAAATAGTCGTCAATTCTTCTCTAGTTAGATTTTGTGCTTCATCAACTAATACACACGAGTTTTTAAATGTTAAACCTCTAGTATAATTAACAGGATGACACTTAATAAAGCTTTCTGACATAAGTGTATCAATCGTAGACTTATCTAATAGCTCATTTAGCTTTTCTAATAGAGGAAGGCTCCATGGTAGAAATTTCTCTTCAACCTCACCAGGTAGTGATCCCATACTCTTTGATGCAGATTCTACGATACTACGGATGTATACTATCTCTTCTATTTTCTGTGTGCGAAGTAATTGAAGCGCGATATAGACTGATAAATACGTTTTTGCAGATCCAGCAGGTCCATCAATTAGAGCCATTTTACATTTATCTTTAAAACAAACATCTAAGAAACTATCATGAACATCTGTTAAGTTATATTTTTGTTGTATAGAGAAATCAAGAAATGTATTCTTTTCTATACTATCGGTGATCTCTGTTTTATTAATTTTTGTTTTCTTATTAACACGCTGTCCGTTCATAGACGTCTTTTTTGATGATGCGGTCGTAGTACCACGAGTTCTCTTAGCCATATCTGTAAGTATTTATTTGACTTTCAATGCTTTACAATTATAATAATTAAGGTGAACATATTATTAAGTTGTCTTAGTTATAGAGAGTATACTGGTTCTGAGATATATTTTTATGAACTCTCAACTGCTTTAAGGTCCGCTGGTCATACTGTGTCTATTTTTTCTCCTTTTGTAGATAATCCGTTACAAGATAGAACTACGGGTATAACGTTCCCTAATAAAGATGAAATTAAGAAAGAAACATATGATATGGTCTTATTTTCACATGGTCAGGTTACATGGGAATATTTAAAGGATGTTAAGACAAACAAACTAATTAATATTATTCACTCTGAAGTTATTGACCTTGAAGAACCAGTAGATACCCCTAAGGTTAGTTTATATGTGGGTATACGGCCATCAATTGTTGAGTTTATAAAAAGCAAAATACCTACTGCTAATATAAAATTAATATACAATCCATTTGATCTTACTAGATTCAACCCTCAGAGATGTAAAAAGAAAAAGAGTGTTAAAGATAAAATAGTATTATTCCCGGGTAGCTTAGATTACTTGAGATATAAACCATTAAAATATTTGTTAGAGTTATCTGAAAAACAAAATTTTAAAGTTTTGCACGTTGGTAGGTCTGATTACTCTACTGTACATCCTAACTTTGCTACAACTGAACCTACATGGAACGTAGAAAAATATTATAAACAATGCGATATTGTTTCTGGTATATTTTTAGGTAGAACTTCTATAGAGGGGTTACTGTGTGGTAAGAAAGTATTACAATTTGATGTAGATAATAAGGGAACCATTAAAAAAGTATATTGGCACACAGAAGAGGAGTTAGATAAATTCGATAAACATAACGTCACTAAAGAGTTTTTACAGTGAAAATTTTAATTGTTATAAATAAAACCTTACCTCGAGTAACTAACGACGGTAAGGTAAAGGGGGTATTAGATGCGTCGTTTTATAATCTATATATACCGTTATTAGAATTAGGTCATACGGTATATTTTTATGATACTATAAATCCTGTTATTAAAGACTTTAACGATGTATATGATAAGTTTAAACCAGACTTAATTTTTTGTTGTATTACTGGAAATAGCCAGGTAACTCCATATGAACCTTTAGAAAAAATTAAGGAAATAACAGAGGTAGGGGATTGTATTACTTTTAATTGGTTTTGTGATGATACGTGGAGATTTGATACGTTTTCTAAGCATGTTTGTAATTTGTTTTATGCGTGTTCAACACCGGAGCCTTCTCATATCGAAAAATATAAAAATATAAATTATAATAATATTCTATTAGGGTGTTGGCATGTTAGTAATAATATGTATTGTAA